GACATGTCTCGCTTCGCGAGATTGACTTCCAAGAACATGTCGGCGGCTTCTTCGATCGTCGGTTCCGACGACAAAAAGACGTTTAGTTGTTCGTCGAGTGCCATCAGCAACTTTCGAAGCGTGCGGACGTCGTCAATAGCAGTGGTTGTCATTAATACCTCCAAGTAGTAGGCGGAGTTTGGATTGGTTCTAGACTACGATAGCGACTCTTTTACGCTGCGGCAACCCGAGGCCGGTGAGATGCGTGAACGCACCGACCGCCGAGTCAACCTGATCGTCGTGGTTTGCGGCCTCAGGGAAGGACGACAACTCGTCGAGCCAATCCGTCAGCCACGGTGATCTTACACACCTAACATTTCCATTTGCAACCGCAGCGGCAAACGGTCGGGCACGAGTCACTTTGTCGCCCGTGGCTCGGATGCCCTGAAAGTCGTAGCCGGGGACCACGTACCGCGCGTACTGGTCGCACAATGCCTTGCCAGACGAGCCGGGTTCCTGTTCCATCCGGATCGTCACCGCATGACCATCTTCATAGGCGGTCTGGGCCACCAACTGTTCGACTTTTTCACCTTTTACTCGCGCCTTGCGCACGTCAAGGACGTAGGCGATCCCTTGATCGAAGAGCATCAGTGTCCCAACGGTCCAGTCGGGATCGGGGTTTGACTGCGACGGTTCGGTGGCCGCCAAGTCCCAAAATCGAACGGCTCGCGCAGCGGAACTGATCTGCGGAACCTCATGGCTGTCGATCACGACAATGCTTTCCCGTTCAAAAAGCGATCCGAGCGTCGTTGACCACCAGTCGCCCTCTTCGAGTCTGCGTCGCTCAACCGGGTCCAGTGCGGTCAGAGCCTGACGATACGAGTCAGCATCGATGCCCGGGTTGTCTGTCAACTTGGACGGAACGAAAATCCGGCCGGTTTCCTTGCCTTCAACGATGAACCGTTGACGCACCCAGTTGGGGGCAGGGTTGGATGCGGCGCGCATGCGGAGCGGAACTTTTGCGAGTGGCCCGGACGCTGGACGACGGAGACGGGAGAACAGGTACCGGTAGTCGGACTCGCGGATTTCGGTAACCTCGTCCATTCCGATGAACTGGAATTCGGCACCCTTGTAGCGCAAATAGTCTTGCTGGTTGTTAAGGTAGCCGAACGAGACTCTGGCGCCAGATGGGAACATGGCCGTATAGTTATTGGCGTTCCACTTGACGTCGTCTTGGTTCGCGATCCACGACTGGAAACGGTCCATGATGGCGCCCGGGAGGGCAAGGTCAGCGTAGGTACGCCTGAACAGGATCGCACTGTATCCGGGGACATCGACATATTGAAGGGCGGCCATCAAGAGGGCTGAGGACTTGCCTCCGCCAGCCGCACCGCCAAAGAGGGCTTCGAGCGCGTAGGTCCGAAGGAAGACTTTTTGCGTCAGGGATGGTGTCTCTGGGCAGAATTCGGACATTTTGGGCTCAAGGTACTTGAGGACCTCGTTCCAATTTTTTTCTTTCATATCTGCCTCGATCGGTTGTTACTAGAATAACGTAGTGGACTGCGCTATGTTGTCACCATGCCGAGACCCAAAATGCGGTTGACCGAGAAGTTGACGCAAATGCTTCCACGCTCAAGAGTTGTCAACCTTCTAATGCTATTATTTATAGTGCTTACCAGCGTAGGTGTTGCTCTTGTCGCCCCCTCGGCGGGTTGGGGCTTGGTCGTCGCTGGCATAACGAGCGGCATATTCGGCTTCTTGCTGGGACTTGAGTAAGTATGGCTTGGAACTCAACGGAAAATAAGTCGCTTGGCGGCAACAGCGCCAGCAAGGCGGCGAGAGTCGGAGTTGGCGCACCTATCGCGAACAACCCGAACTATGCGGGTCGAGCATACCGAGATCCGTGGGATATCGAGCGCGCCTACCGGGAGGGCATGGCGAAAGTTGTTTGGGTGTCTCGCTGCATCGATGCGATCGCCGGAAACCAAGCGCGCCTGCCAATTATTTTGCGCAAGGACAACGATCCCGAAGGTCAGATCGTAACCAAGTCGAAGGCCAAGAACTCTACGATTCTTGACATTCTCAACACGAAGTCCAATATTGGCGAAAACTCGTTCGCGTTCCGCTACCGCCTTTCCTCACAGTTGCTGATGAGCACAAGGGGCGCATTTATCGAAAAAGTTCGCGGGCGAGACGGCAGGCTGATCGGCCTCAACCTCCTTCCCCCACAACACACCGCACCAATCCCCGACCCCAGAAACTTCGTGGCCGGATACGAAGTCCTGATGCCCAACGGCGACAAAATCATTATGAAACCCGACGATGTTGTCTGGGTCCGTCGCCCACACCCGTTGGACCCCTACCTGTCGATGACCCCGATGGAGTCCGCTGGCGTAGCGATCGAAATCGAAAATCTAGCCAAACTGTACAACCGCAACTACCTGCTAAACGACGGTCGGCCCGGTGGCCTCCTCGTCCTCAAGGGCGACATTGACGAAGACGACAAAGCCGAACTTTCCAACCGGTTCCGCGGCAACCTCGGGCGCGTCGGAGGAACCACAGTCATCGCATCGGAAGACGGCGTGGACTACGTGGACACCTCGTCAAATCCGCGAGACGCCGCGTACATCCAGATGCGGCAGATCACCAAAGAGGAAATTCTCGCCTCGTTCGGTGTTCCGGAGTCAGTTATCGGCAACGCTGCCGGACGAACATTCTCCAACGCGGCAGAGGAAATCCGTGTTTTCTGGATTGAAACCATGATGCCGCACCTTGAGCCGCTCGCCCGAGCGCTCGATGAACTCGATGATGAGCACTACATCGACTTCGACACCTCGGAAGTTCCAATTCTCGTCATCTACAAGCAAGAGCGCGAACAGTTCCTGCTGAACGAACTTCAACAGGGCCTTATTAGCCCCAACGAGTACAGGAGCGCGACCGGCAAGAAAAAGGTGAAGGGTGATCTCGCGGATTCTCTGCTGATGAACCCGAACCTAACCCCGATCGCCAACACCGAGAAAGAAATGCCCAAGCCCGAAGCGCAGATGGGTGGCGGTGCTCCCGGCATGCCCGGAATGCCCCCCGGCGCCCCCGGACAAGAGCCACCCGGACCGCCAGAAGCCGGAGGGATGGGTGAAGCGCCAGCCGGACCTCAGTTTGATCCCAACACCATGCAGGGTGCTCTCGCTGCCGAGCAGGGCGCGCCGCAGGCGGCAGTTGCACCAATGCCCGAAGGCCAACTCGCAGACCCAGCCTTCCGTGACGTTGAAACCAAGTCCGTTGACAGTTCTGACTTGGAGCGATGGACGCAGATTTTGGAGCGTACTGTCGAGCGAGTGATTGAGAGGCAGCAGCGGGTTGTGGCCGAGAAGGCTTTTGGCCAAAAGTGCCGCAAGGCCTTGATTGACGGCTCGCTAGACGTCTCAATGTTTATGCCGACGGACGTGTGGGAGAAGCAGTACGACGAGGACATTCGTCCTGTGTTGATGACGATCATGCGGGATTCGCGCGGCGAAAAGTCGGCGGAGCAGACCGAGGACATGGTTGTCGCTGCGAACGCCGCTCTGGCGAGGATTAAGTCGATCATTCATGAGAGCACATTGGATTTGGAGCGGGAAATCCGTTCTTCTCTCGGAATTACGACACCTGAGATCCGTTTGACGGTCTTCAAGGCCGCTGTGACCAGCCATTTTGCCCATCTGTTGGGCAAGAAGCCAGCCGAGATTGCTGCCGCTGAGGCTAGGCGGGCTTGGACTTTACGTAAATAGGCGATGAGTTTACGTAAATAGCGGCTTTTGCTGCCCATAGTTGCAATAGCCCCATGCTTCGGTCGTTTATGATGTACTTTGAGCAAGGAGCGTCAAGATGCCCGAAACAGAGATCGACGACATCGAATTCAAGGCGGCACCAGCAGGACAAGTATCCGTTTCCGCAAAAGGAATCGTCGAATGCTTCGTCGCCGGGATCGGTAACAAAGACAGCGTGGGCGACATCTGCGCTCCGGGAGCCTTCAACGGCAGCCTGAAGCGACGCAAGCCGCGCGTCGTTTGGGGCCACAACTGGAATGACCCCATCGGTAAAGTCCTTGAAATCTATGAGGTTCCGGCGTCAGATCCGCGGCTTCCAGAGAAGATGAAGCGAGCCGGTATCGGCGGACTCTACGCAAAGGTTCAGTTCAACCTGAACTCAGAAAAGGGTCGCGAGGCTTTCGCCAACGTGCAGTTCTTTGGTCTTGAGCAGGAATGGTCGATCGGTTACAAAACTCTCGACGCTGTCTTCGACCCGGCAAAACAGGCCAACGTGCTCAAAGAAGTCGAACTTTATGAGGTCAGCCCAGTTCTCCACGGAGCCAACCAACTCACTGGCACGATCTCCATCAAAGGCGCCAAGCAGAAACTTAAAGATCCGAAGGGCGGCCTGACTGCTGCCGGAAGGCGCCACTTTGCCCGCAGTGAAGGCGCCAACCTCAAGCCCGGGGTCAAGGGGCCTGCCGACACTCCGCAAAAGATGCGGCGCAAAGGCTCGTTCTTGACGCGATTCTTCACCAACCCGTCAGGTCCAATGAAGAAGCCAAACGGCAAGCCGACCCGTCTCGCCCTTTCCGCTGCCGCTTGGGGTGAACCCGTTCCCCAGAACGCTAGCGACGCAGCCAAACTTGCTGCGAAGGGACGCCGCCTTCTTGACCGTTACGAAAACGCGAAAAAGAAAGATGCGGACTGGTTCGACGACGACATCGACT